GAGCGCCTAAAGGGTGACATGACGCGGTTGGGACTCGTAATTGGAGGTAAGCAATGAGCCTGAATACAGACGCAAAATTTAACGCGCTACGAAGCCTAGCTTATGAGGGCACGTCCGAAGACATGGAGCTGGCCTATTTTCAGGACAACGGCGCAACCGCAAACACTCTACTTGATGCTGAGCAGCAGTTTCTCGCCGCCCAAGGCTATACCTCTGGCACCATCATGGATCGCTGGTTTAACTATCTCCGTGCTGAAGGCTACACTGGCACAGTAACGGATATGTGGACTCAATTCTGGACAGACGTTGAAGTCTAAGATTGAAGACTAGAGATCTCAGGAGAAAAGCAATGCCATATATGAAAAACGGTAAGCGAGACTACGCAAAACAGTATGAGGCTTATGATGGTAAAGACCCTGTTAAGAAAGATCGTGCTCAGCGTAATGCTGCGCGTCGTCAAATGGAAGTGGAAGGCAAAGTAAAAAAGGGCGACGGTAAGGACGTTAACCATAAGACCCCAATCAGCAAGGGTGGCACCAACAAGAAGTCTAATCTTGAGGCAATCCCTAAGTCAAAGAATCGCAGCTTCAAAAGAACAAAGACAGGGAAGATGGCCTAATGTGGCTTGCGATTGTTAATGGTTTGATATGGGTTGGCTGTTTTGCCTGTGCTGTATGGTTGTACATTCTTATTATGGATTTGTAAAAAATGATTGAAGCCGCAGTTCTGTTTGCCGTATTCGAGGGTGCTCAGGCTGCGGTCAAGGGCATCAAGCAAGCGGTCGCCTTGGGGAAAGAGGTGCGGGATGTCTATAGAGACTTGTCCACGTTCTTCAATGCGCAAGGTCAGATTGAGGTAGCGTACCAAAAGAGTCAGGCTGGCGTACCTGTAGAAGAAGATGGAAGAACCGCAACACAGAAAGCTCTCGACATAGTTTTCATGCGGCGCGAGATGATCCAGATGGAAGTGGAGTTGCGCGAAACGCTGATCTACGGCTTCAACGAATCTGGCCTGTATGACGAGATGTGCAAGGAACGTGCCAAGATAATTGAGGCAGAGCAAGAAGCAATTCGAGAAGCAAGACGCAACAAACAAAAGCTAGAAGAACAAACAAGACGCAAAGCAGAGAAGAAGAAAGAAGTTATCTTTGCTGTGATAGGCGGAGTTATAGCTGCGGCTATATTCTTTGGCACCATCTGGATGTTTACACAAGGAGGCAAGTGGTGATGACAAAATGGTTCGGTGAAGATTGGATGACAACCAAGTGGCGACCCATGATGGCAATCGTCTACATGGTAATTAACTTAGCTGACTTCTTAATCTTTCCGATCATCTGGTCATTAGTTCAGATTCACGGGCAGGGCGCAGTTGCACAGCAGTGGGCTCCTCTAACGCTGTCAAACGGTGGCCTATTTCACATGGCCTTTGGTGCGATCCTAGGTGTTGCAGCTTGGACTCGTGGTCAGGAAAAAGTTGAAAAGGTGAAGAGCAATGCCGATATGGAGCGCTAAATGGGTAGCTGTAGCAGTAATCTCGATTGCCCTATTTGCAACGGGCTGGTGGCTAGGGGATTCTCTGAAACAAGGACAGTGGGACGCTGCAAGGGTTCAAGAGGCGGAAGCTGTGGCTGTAGCAGTAAAAGAAGCACACGACAAAGCGATGTCCAAGGAACGCGAACTAACCCAAAAACTGAACAATCAGTCCAAAACGTATCAAGCGAAGTTGAAGGAGAAGGACAATGAAAAAGCTGCTGCTCTTGAGCGTTTTCGTTCTGACGGGTTGCGCATCAGCGTCGAAACCAGTTCTAGTCAAAACGGAGTGTCCGGTGATTCCTCCAATTCCTGCCGATGTGATGGTGGAACGACAGCCAAACTTTCTGATGAGGTTGCCCAGCGACTTATTGAACGAAGAGTCGAAGCAGACAAAATAGTCGAGCAACTTACTGCGTGCCAAGGAATTTTGAAGGAGATCACAAGTGATAAACAGTAGAAAGATTGATGACTTGCTTCCAGTGGTGCAGAGTAAGGTTTTGTCATTCATCAAGCTATGCCAAGAGAATGATATTGACATCCTGATTACATCTACTTATCGGGATAACGAAAGCCAAGACGCTCTGTACGCTCAGGGTAGGACTGCGCCCGGCAAGAAGGTCACAAACGCTCAGGCTGGACAAAGCTGGCACAACTATCGATGCGCAATTGATGTAGTCCCTATGCGTAATGGCAAACCTGTATGGGATGGTAACGATCCTGTGTGGAAAAAGGTTGGAGAGCTTGGTGAGGAAGCTGGTCTTGAATGGGCTGGCCGCTGGGTCAAGTTTAAAGAGATGGCTCACTTCCAGTACACGGGTGGCAAGACAATGGCGCAACTCAAGGCTGGGGAGAAGATAGCATGAGTAACGAAGAACGCATCGAAGTCCAGCGCGAGTTAGAACGGCACTCAGTAAAGATCGAAGCAGTCGAAAAAGAGCTTTGCAACCTGAAGAAGCTGATTTATATCTTGATGGGTGTTGCCTTAGGATCTCCGCACCTTAGCACAATAGCATCAGTGTTAAAAATAATGTAATGGCAGAAGCAGCCTATAAGTTACAATCTGGCATTCGAATTGATACCTCCAAGTTTCAATTGAAGCATCTCTGCACAGCCTCAAGGCCGCAGAAGTATGCCAAGATGGGGTATCACGATGGCTCAGATTCGATGAATGTTGTAATCTACAAGGTGCTCGGCGGGTACGAGAAAGAGCTGTTAAAACTACTACCGCAGCGCGTTATTACAGAATTAGAAACACCAGTAGTTTCAGTTTTAGAAATAGTAGTCCCAGAAGATGCAGTAAGCCCTGTGGTTGCATGCCACGTTGACTACGGCAGACACACGGCTATAAACGTGAATCTTATGTCGTCTGGTGAGGAGGTTGTGTTTCCCACTGTTGGTGAATCGGCAAAGATGCACACAAACGATGCTTGGCTTTTCAAAACGGATGAACCCCATTTTGTAAGGCTAGAGCCCGGAAAGGTCTACCAGTACTTGAGCTTTAGTTTCAACTACGCTAGGTATGACCAAATAAAACACGCGTTTGGAGACAACCATGCGTAAATTGATACTAGCTGTGATGCTTGCGTTAGCACCTATGACGTTCGCACAAGAGATTCAAAAAGATGAATGGACTTTCATACGGGAGTTCAGGCTTAATGCGCAAGAGGCCACTGTAAAGTTTTATTACAGGACTTCCGATAAAAACACTGGCCAAGGATGGATCTGGGTTCATGTGGCTGGGGACAATGGCAAGCAAGTGCAGTCTTGGATTCACCTGATATGGGACTGCGATCAGAAGATGGTTTATATAGACAAGGCTGCGGTAGAGGACGAGTTTGGAAATCGTCGCAGAGGAACTAGGCGTGAATTCCCCCATCTGCTTCAGTGGCGTGATGCTACAGGAGATGACTACAAAGATGGCCTAGCAATCTTCTGCCCGGTGGACAAAAAATGATCGCCCAAATCGTACTAGCAATTGTGCTATGGCAACCAGAGACTCAATCTTTTAAGTTGATCGATCAAGTTAAGTACACAACCGTCGATCAGTGCATCGATAAGGCGGCAGAGATAAACAGGGACGATACGAAGTACAACGGGCTCTGTTTCTTCAACTTTGATAAAAGGGGCAAGATCTAATGAAAGCCAAGGATGTAAAGAAAGAAGGCGGCAAACTAACGAAGGACGATGTGTTCAGTGCGAACCATTGGGCTCGAAAGGTACTCTGGTAAATGGGAAGACCCAAAAAACTGACGGTTGAAGACAAAGAACTTGTCAGACAATTAGCTGAGGCAGACCTCTACACGTTCATTAAGCTGGTGGCTCCGCATGAGGTGTGGGGTGCTGTGCATGAGGACTTGTTCTCTTGGTGGGAGCGCGATGATCATCTGGACAACCAGTTGGTTCTGCTTCCGCGAGATCACAAGAAATCCAAGTGCATTGCCTATCGCTGTGCTTGGGAGATTGTTCGGAATCCAGCTATAACGATTCTGTATGTCTCTGCTACTGCGTTATTAGCTGAGAAGCAGTTGAAGTCCATCAAGGACATCCTGACTAGCGACATAGTGCGCTATTACTGGCCAGAGCTTGTAAACGATCAAGAAGGTAAGCGCGAACGCTGGACAGTTGACGAGATAAGCGTAGATCATCCTATCCGCAAGAAGGAAGGTGTTCGTGACGCTACAGTCAAGGCGGCTGGTCTTACGGCAAACGTAACGGGACTGCACTGCCAGATAGCTGTTCTGGATGACGTTGTGGTTCCTGATAACGCGTACACACAGCTTGGCCGTGAACAGGTTCGTGCCTTCTACAGCCAGCTCTCATCCATTGAGACTACTGGCGCTCGGGAATGGTGTGTTGGCACTCGCTACCATCCAGCAGATCTGTACAAAGACTTGACTGAGATGACCGAGGTGTACGAGAACGAAGAAGGTGAAGAGGTAGAGCTTCAGGTTTATGAGGTGTTCCAGCGTGTAGTGGAGACTGACGGTGAGTTTCTCTGGCCCAAGCAACGACGGGAAGATGGAAAAACCTTTGGCTTCGATGCCAAGGAACTCGCTCGTAAAAAGGCCAAGTACCTCGACATTACGCAATTCTATGCGCAGTACTACAACAACCCCAACGCTATCGAAAACCAAGTCATCGATAGAAGCAGGTTCCAGTACTACGACAGAGACAAGATTAACTCGATTAACGGAGAATTCTTTTTTGGAGATGAACCGCTTAATGTTTTCGCTGCTATGGACTTTGCTTATACCATTGGCAATCGCAGTGATTACACTGTTATAGCTGTGCTTGGGATGGACGAGAAGTTCAATATCTACGTTCTTGACATTGACCGCTTCCGCACCAACAAGATCAGCCAGATGTACGAGTACGTTGAGAAGGCGTTCAGGAAATGGCGCTTCCGCAGAATTCGTTGCGAGGTAACAGCGGCACAAAGCCTGATCGTGCAACAGTTCAAAGAGTACATGCGTTCTCAGCGAATGATGTTTTCGATTGACGAATACCACCCTCCTCGCGGGATGAAGAAAGAGGAAAGAATCGCAGCAATCCTTGAGCCACGATATCAGAACGGGCAGATGTACCATTACAAAGGTGGCAACTGTTCTGTGCTTGAGGAAGAGCTGGTGATGACCAACGCAGAGCATGACGACGTGAAAGATGCCGTTGCAAGCTGCGCTGAGATCTGTAAGCCGCCTGTAGCTATCAGGCAAAACAGAAAGAGTTCTGGAAACGTAATCCAGTTTCATGGCCGCTTCGGTGGCGTAGCTGCTTGATAGGAGCAAAAGAAGATGAATGAAAACATTCAAATAGATATGTCCAAGGATCAGTTGGCAAGTAAGATTGCTGACATGTGGACTCGCTGGGATCAGGCGCGTACTGTGTGGAAGAACGAGCAACAGGAACTTCGTCAGTACTTGTTTGCTACAGACACCCGCAAGACATCCAACTCCAAGCTTCCTTGGAAGAACAGCACGGTTACTCCTAAGCTGACTCAACTGCGGGACAATCTGCATGCCAACTACATGGCTGCGCTGTTCCCTAACGAGGATTGGTTCTATTGGGAGTCAACCGACAAGACCAAGGCCGTTGTTGACAAAAAGACAGCAATCATCCACTACATGCGCCAGAAGCTCAAGGCAAGTGGGTTCCAGCTTCTAGTGTCGCAAATGGTCTACGACTACATCGATCACGGTAACGTATTTGTTACTTACGACTACGTTCGAGATATTGTCACTGGCGAAGATGGTTCTCCTACAGCGCGCTATGTTGGCCCAAGGGCGTATCGCATCCACCCAGCAGATATTGTGTTCAATCCGCTGTCTGAAAGCTTTGGCCGTACCCCTGTTGTGCGTCGCATGTTGAAGTCTCTTGGTGATCTGGCTTTTGATGTGGAAACCAAGCCCGGACTGAACTACGATCCAGAGGTTCTTGCCAAGGTCATGAAGCTGCGCTCGTCTGGCTACCGCGATGACGCTGAGACTCGCAAGACTCTCAATCTAGCCATTGACGGGTTCGGCAGTCTGGAAGAGTACCTGCAAAGCGATATGGTCGAGTTGCTGGAAATGTGGGGCGACATCTACGATCCCAATACTGGCGTTCTGCTTCGCAACCAGTTAGTCACTGTGGTTGACCGTATGTGGGTTATCCGCAACCAGAACATCCCTCACTGGACGGGTGACAAGCCTATTTACCACTGCGGTTGGAGGCTGCGTCCTGACAATCTGTGGGCACAAGGGCCGCTGGATCAGTTGGTTGGCATGCAATACCGCATCGACCATCTTGAGAACCTGAAGGCTGACGTGTTCGACCTGATTGCCCATCCTGTGATTATCGTTTACGGAACCACTGTCGAGGAGTTCGAATACGGCCCCGGCGAGACGATCTTTGTTGGTGACGAGGGCAAGGTTGACTTTATCCGCCCTGACCCGACAGCCCTGAATGCCGACATGCAGATTGATGTTCTGCTGGCTCGTATGGAAGAGTTGGCTGGTGCCCCCAAACAGGCTATGGGTATTCGTACCCCGGGCGAGAAGACTAAGTACGAAGTCCAATCCCTAGAAAATGCTGCTGGCCGTATTTTCCAGAGCAAGGTTCACTGGTTCGAGAAGAACATCCTTGAGCCCCTGCTGAACGGTATGCTGGCTGAGGCTATCCGCAATTTCGACGGTGTGGAGCGTATCCGCGTTATCGATGAGGACTTTGGTGCCGAGCGGTATGTTGAAATCAGCAAGGATGACCTGATGGCTGCTGGTAAGCTCTACCCGATGGGTGCCCGTCACTTCGCTGAACAGGCCAAGTTCCTGCAAGAATTGAACTCCACGGTTCAGACGGTTCAGCAGATCCCGACGGTTGCTGCTCATATCTCTGGCAAGGCAATTGCTAAGGCGCTTGAAGAGAACCTCGGCTGGAAGAACTACGGTATCGTCAAGGACAACGCGGCAATCTTCGAGCAAGCAGATACGCAACGTCTGGTTCAGCAAGCTCAGGAAGACCTGCAAGTCGAGTCCCAGATCGATCCTAGGGAGGCACCAGAAGTTCCGCCTGAAATGCTGCAAGAGGAGATGGATGCCACAGACGCTTCTGGCTTGACCGAAGAGCAAATAATGCAAATGATGCAACAAGGCGGTGGCCAATGAACGCGTTAATGGCGAAGTTCAAACCCAAGGATTCCAAGGGTGATGAGTTCGAGAAGGCTTGGGAGAATTCAAGCTACACGCTAGAGCCGTTCTACAAGGCACTTCTTGTTATCAAAAATGAATTATCTGGTGTAAAAGGCGATGATTTCGATTGTCCAAATCACTACGCT